TCCGCGCTGCCAACTGGTTGGCCTCGCCGGGGAACTTGTCGCGATTGGCGAAATCCCCGCAAATGGTGATGTGCCGCGCCTCTTCATCCTTCGTCATCACGCGATTTTCCTTCTCGCTACGCTCGACGATCTCGCGTGCTTCGTCGAGCAGCTTGGCGCGCTGAGCCCTCAGCTCACTGGCTTTTTCTCGCATCGGAGTCGGTCCTGCAAAGAGATGTTAGAGAGCCTCGGCGAGTTGCTGACGGGCTTTGGCTCGAGAGATGGCATCCAAGACGGCAGCCGCCGGGAGCCCCTGCAATGCGGCCTTGGCGGCTTCAAACGATCGCATGTCGACTTCGGTCGATTCGTAGGCTGGAAACGTGACCGGCCCGACGTCGTAAAGCCGGTTCACGCCATTGGCCAGGACGGTGCGGACGGGCATGGCCGCGTCGAAATTCCACGACGACCCGCCCTCTCTGACGGTGAATTGGAAGGAGCAGCCCGTCATGTCTTTGCGGCGGACACTTTCGGCCGTGTCGCGGCCGGTTTGCGTATCCGGAAGGTCGCACTCGAAACGGAGCCCGTCTTCGTCCTCATCGAGCTCCAGCGTCCCCGCCGACACCCGGCCCAAAAGGTTGTCGTCCACGTGATTTCGCAGGCAACGGCAATCCTCACCGTTGGCGATCGCCATGGCGAAGGCATGAGGCTGAAGCATCTCCTTCCAGCCACCCAGGTCCACAGAAAGCACATTGAACTTCGCCGCATAGCCGACGATCCGGCCCGGCCCACCGAACTTCGCTTTGCGGAGCTCGACCCGCTCCGGCACGAACCGCCGCTCCACGCCGAAGAGAGCCCGCTTGGGCCCGCCGGCCTGGATGCGCTCGAGGTCGCACCAGAATTGCTCGACTGCCACGGGATCGAGATCGCGAGCCGCAAGCACACCACCGCGCGTAGCTCCGCCGCGGAAGAGCGCTAGGAATTGGTCGAGGAGGTTCATCGAAGTGGCGAGCGGGGTCGCGTTAGCGCCCCGAGTCCTCTAGTCAGAATTGCTGAGCGAGCCAGAGCTTGACGTCGGTGTCGCCGATCTGCCGCGCCCAGGCCTCGAGCTTGAAGATGGTGGACTCGACCGACCTTTGGAGGTCGCACAAATCGTCGGCGGTCGTGTTGTCGCCGGCATCCTCGACCGTCTTGTACGCCGCGCGATACGCATTCAGAAGGCCCATCACCGCCTTCATCGCACCCGTAAGCGCCGCCTCGGCCTTCGTGCCCGGATCGATCGTCATCGACTGCACGGGTATCGTGATCTGGCCTTCCAAACGGACGATCCGCTTTTCGAGGTACCGCCGGCGCACTCGCGATTTTCCGACGATCTTGCAGTCCCAGAATTTCCGGAGAGCCTTGTAACCTGCGCATTCCCAGACCTTCTCCCAGGCGTGGCCCGCCTCATGGAGCGTGATCTCGAGCGCAAGCAGCTCATTGAGAGCTTTCAGAACCGCCGGATTACCGGTCATGCGGCCGCTCCGTTGGTGTAACCGTTCACCCGATCCTCGAGGCCCGGGAAGAGCCCGCGGTCGTCTGTCGTTTTGGCTGGCCTGGCCGGCATCTTCCCGACCTGGTCGAGCGGGATGTATTGACCCTGAACCAGGTATTTGTCGCCGCCCTTGTCCGGGCCGATTGGGTTGAGCCCTTCGCTTACCCTGATCTCGTCAGCGTTGATTGCACCCGCGTTGCGGAGCGTCTGGACCTTCGCCATTCGCGCGGTGGTGTCGGCTCGGAGCAGGACCGACATATCCAAGCCAATCTCGTGCGTCCTGCGCTGCTCCCTGGTCAGGAGCTTCGAGTTCATCTGAGCCTCGATCATCACGACCCAGCCGAGCAGCGTCATGGCCATGTACTCGAGGTTCGACTGCTCGATGTTCGCCAAGTGCGCCTGACTGTAGTCGCAGAGCTTGTGCGGTGGGATCGAATACATCCGCGCGATTTCCAGGACCTGGAACGCACGCGTCGCCAGAAATTGCGAGTCTTCCGGGGAGAACTGCCTGGAGACCCAGTCCATCCCCTCCTCGAGGATCCCGATCTGATGTGCCGATTGACTTCCTTGATGGATCTGGTTGAAGCTGCGCCGCAGACTATTGAGCGCCGCCTCGCTCATGCGCCGCGCGACCTTGATCCACCCGCCCGTCATCGCGGAGTTGCCGTAGAAGCTCGCGCCGTATTGTTCAGCTCCCAGCGCGAGGCCCACCCCCTGGCGGTTGAGAGTCACCGGGCTGAACCCTTGGAGCCCGTTGAAGCCCAGGCCGGCGAAATGCAGCACGTCATCCGCGAGGAGCCTTTTCTTGTTGTCAAGCTCGTAAAAGAGCGTGCCCGACTCCGTGCGCTTGACGATCGTTTTTGCCGGGTGGAGGAGGTGGATATCCACTGGCTCGCCCGTTCGTTTGTCGCGCACGATCTCATTGAACCAGTTCCCCCGGGTGAGCACGTGGCCCATTCCGGTTTGGGTCCACCGGAAAGCGTCCATCTCATCGTTTGGCTGAACCGCGATGAAATCGTGCACGGGGATCGACGGATCGATCTCCCGGCCGCCGCCCGGCAGCCGTCGATAGACCGCCCGCGGCATGACCGCGATGTCACGGCTGATGACGTTCACCGCGCACCACAGCGCCGACACCCCAAGCGCCGTTTCGGGCGTGACGAACGTGCCCGAAAGCACCGGAGCGGCCGGCACGTAGCCGCCGCTGCTGATGTAGCCGAGGGCGCGCAGCTCGGCGCGATGGCGCCGAGCCGCAAGCCAATCCCGAGCTCTAGAAACGGGGTTCATCGAGAACGTTGGAGTCCCGGCTTTAGCCGGTCCGCCCCTTACGACCCGCCCACAGCAACCGCCAGCAAACCGCCCGCGGTTGGCGTAACCGTCAAAATCTTGTGCGTCGCGTCGACAACCAGCGCCGTTGGAGCGTAAACGCAAAGCGCTCCGCCGGCCGGGATCGTGATCGTCGGAGTCGTGCCGGTAAACGTGGGCAATCGCGCCGGATTTGACGCGCCGGGACTCAAGACCAGGTCGACGGCGCCGAGGTTGTTGAAAATCAGGCAATTCGCGTTGGCGAAAACCAAATCGCCCGCCGTCCCCGTCGGCGTGCCGGCCGCCAGGTTGGTCAAGTCGATATTCTGCGCCGAAGTGGTGACCAAGGTGAGCAGCGTGCACCCGTTTTTCGCGAAGCCGCCCACGTACTTGCCCAGCACAACGAAAACCTGCCCCACGGAGGGCGGAATCGCGGTGAGGGCCAAGTCGAAGATGACGCGATCCAAAGGGACGGCGTTCTCCGCCGTGATTGCCGTGTTGGTGGGCGTCGCGTTGACGCATTCCAGCGCCTGATTGGGATTCAGCGCCGCGACAAAGGGAGTCGCAGTGACGGTAGCACCGCTCAAAAGTGCATTGCCGCCACTGACGACCTCGACGAAATTCGAGCCGGTGGTTGCCATCGGTGAAAGACCCTACAGAAAGAGAACTCCTCGGGATTCGTAAACGCTTGGCTCCGAATCGAGGCCTCCGGCGCTTAGCCCAGCGATCGCATTGATGAGCGCGATGATGCCGTCGATTTTTTTCTTGGACTTTTCCTTGGCGAGCTTCACGTTGCCCGCGGCGTCTTTGACCACCACGGCATTCATCGCGTGGTTGCGCAAGATCGGATTGCCGCCATGCCTAAGCCGATGACCGAGGATGAGCCGCTCCAGCTCGCGAGTGGGCGAGGAAAGCGACAGGAAGCCCTGCCGCATGTACTCGACGGGAAGTCCGTCTTGATCCTTGAGGTCGAGAGCCAGCTCGATCGCGTGGTAGGGGTCGATGAGGATCTTCCGACAGGCGCCGTGCTCACAATGGCGCTTGATCTCGGTCCGGATGAAGCGGTAATCGACCACATTGCCCGGCGTCAGCGTGATCAGCCCCATTTCCTCCCAAACTCGGTAGGGAAGCTGATGGCGCCGCTCGAGGTCCACGATGTTGTCGCGCGGTAAGTAAAAATGAGCCCAGACGTCGACCCAGTCAGCGTCGCCGCGGCCGACTTTTACGAGCGCAGTGAGATCCTGAGTGTCGGAGAGGTCGAGGCCCATCCAAAATGGATCCCCTTCCAGGAACTGCGGAGGGTCGCGATTCCGATCCCACTCTTCGATCCTCAGAAACTTCGTCTCGCCGGCGACGACGAGGTTGAGGCGAAGCCGTAGGAAATTGGCCCATTCGGATGGGCTTTGCTTCGCCTCTAAGAGCTCGCGGGCGAATGCCTCCTCCGAGAGGGTAACACCCATCGACGGATTCGCCTTGCGCCACGTTTCCGGACTCTCTGGATCGTCGGCCGGATCCGCCCGGTAGATTACGCCTAGATGCGTCACGTTCGGCACGGCGCCGGCGGCGACTCTCTCGCTGAACTGTCGCTGCTCGAACCATACGCCTTCCTCTTCTTCACCGGCGGTGGTAATCACAATGCGCAACGGCTGTTCTCTAGCCGCGCCGGCATACTTGAAAACATCCCACAAGGCGCGGTTCTTGAAGCGATGGATCTCATCGAAGATAGCCGCCGAGGCATTAACCCCATCCTTCGAGGGAGCGTCGGCGGAGTTTTTCTTGATCTTCCCGAAATTCGCCTCATCGACGATGACGCCCTTCGAAGCCACGACCTGCAAACGCGCCGACAACTCGGGCGACGCCTTCACCATGCGACACGCTTCGTCATAGATGATCGAGGCCTGCTCCCGGTCAACGGCGTTGAGATAGACCTCCGGAGCACCCTGCGAGTCGGCGATCAGTAACAGCAACGCGAGCGCGGAAAGCAGAGTCGACTTACCGTTCTTCTTAGGCACCTCGAGGTAGCTACTCACGAATCGCCGTATCCCCGTTGGCGCGCGCCATCCGAATAATCTCATGACGAAATCTCTTTGCCAGGGAAGTAAAATCAGAGGTTGCCCTGCCCAGCGGTCCTTGGACTGCCGACAGAATCGCTCGATGAATTGGATGGCCCGAAGACCGTGGGCTTCCGAGAAGTAATAGCCCTGCGAGAGAGCGAGCCCGTCGGACGCGTTCCTGACCGGATCAAACGTGACCGTTGGCGACGATGGGCGCGGGGTTGAGGACCGCTTCCCGGAATTGCGCCGCCGCTTGGACGGCCCCTGCAAGGGCTTGGACGAACTGCGCGGCATTTTCAGGCGCCAGGACGATTGTAGAGATCTGCCGGATGACGACGTTCGGCCCATCCGCAAACGCTTGCAACTGCGCCCCCGGCTGCACCAACGGTTGCGCCGGCTGCGCTGACGGAGGCAAAATCAACTGAGACATTTACCTATGACTCACAACTGTCCTTCGTAACCGAAACCATCGCCGCCAAAACGGAGCCGCCCTCTGACCGAACTCCTCGCATGCGGCATCCGCCCATGCGCATAGGTCTCTATCCGAATCGCCGATCTTGAATTGCGGAAAGTAGTCACGAATCCTCAACTCAAGCACCGGCATTCCATCCCGATCGACATCGTGCTCAAACTTGATCGCCACGCAGAGATCCGTGATGTCCTCTCCAGTGCTCGCCCAGAATACGCGAGTCGTCCGACCATCCTTCGACTCCACCCGCAACCGGCTCTTGCTGTTCATGCCTTGCGATCCAGGAAAATTTGGAGCTCATCCTTCGGCGGTTCCCCGCTGGCCTTGATTCGCGACCGACTTGACGGAGTGAGACCGAATTCCACTAACAACCGCCGATACCGATCTCGAGCGCCGACCGCCAGCGGATCCCGCCGCCAGCAGTCGTACTCATCGCAAAGCATTTCCAGCGCCGGGACATCACCCTCAGAAAGCAGCCCGGCCTTCGTCAGGACGGGACTCAGCCTCCGCCATAGCGCCTTTGCGTAGGAGCCCAGCCAATCGGGAGGCTTACGCACCGCCGCGGCCGGCATCTTCGGCTCCGCGCGGTTGATGCGGCACGGCTGATCGCCGGCTAAGATTTTCAGAGCAGTAGGTTTCGGTTTACGTCCGCGCACCGGAGTCCATCAAATGAAACGCAAGCGAGTCGTCGAATCCTTCCAGTCGGCCCAGCAAACGATCGGAAAAATCGAGCCCGGCATCAGCCTCTTCGCGGTGACGCGCGGCCAATTCTCCATGATCGATGCAATCTTCCACTGCCTGGCGGAAGTCGGCCCGGCATCGGTCGCTGTCTGGACCTGGACGATCGCCGAATATGAGATCGAAGCCATGGCCGGCCTAATGGCCCGCCGCGAGATCCTCGATGGAACGCTCGTGATCGACACCAGCGCCGACCGCCGCAATGGCGAAATCATCCAGCAATGGCGCGATCGTTTTGGGGAAGCCTCGGTGAGGATCTGAAAGAACCATGCCAAGATTGCCAGAGTGTTCAACCCC